GACAAACTGTTTATACTTTTTTTAGATCCCCGTCTGATGGTACTTCAGACGGAGTTAACACAACACTTTCTGCAGGTATAAATGCTACTGCTGTTACAATAGGAGTAGCTTCAGTTACAGGATTTGCAACTAGTGGAGTAATTACTATTGGAACTGAACAAATTTCATATACTGGAATTTCTAGTTTAAATTTAACAGGATGCACAAGAGGAATTAATGGTAGCACAGCAGCTACTCACAACACTTCAGATGCAGTATTACAATTTCCAATTGGTATGACAGATATTCAAGAAGCAGATTACAGAGTAAAATCAACTTCAGTTGATACACCAATGACAAAAATTAGTAGATCACAGTATCAAGGTTTTTCTAATAAAACTGACAAAGGTTTACCAACACAATATTGGGTCCAAAGATTTATAGATAAAGTTACAATGACTTTATATTTAACTCCTGGTGCAGCTCAAGATGGAAACTATATTAATTTTTATTATACAAAAAGAATTGATGATGTAGGTGCATACACAAATGCAACTGATGTGCCGTATAGATTTGTTCCATGTATGATTTCAGGGTTAGCATATTATTTAGCTGTAAAATATGCACCACAAAGAGTACAAGAATTAAAATTATTATATGAAGATGAATTGTTAAGAGCAGAAGATGAAGATGGTTCTTCTAACTCTACATACATATCTCCTAAAATTTATTACCCAGGTATTGGTTAATGACTACTTTTTCACAAGGTAAATATGCTTTAGCAATTTCTGATAGATCAGGAATGGCATTTCCATACAACGAAATGGTTAGAGAATGGAATGGTGCGTTTGTACACATTTCAGAATACGAACCTAAACAACCACAATTAGATCCTAAACCAACAAGTGCAGACCCACAAGCTTTACAAAGAGCTAGACCTGCAAGAACAGAATTTCCAACAGAAGATTTTTTACCAAATAATCCTATTACAACTGCGGCTGCAGATGCAACAGTTTCTGTTTCTTTTCCAAATGGTGCAATGCAAGTAAATGATATTTTTAGATTAAGAGATATTAAATCTCCAGTCGGCGGTGTTGCTATAACTACTTTACAATTATCTACAACTTTAAATGGTGCAATTACGGATTCAGTTACAACAATTACTTTAGCTGATGGATCAGCGTTTCCAACATCCGGTTTTATAGTTATTGAAAAAGTAAATGCAGTATCTGGTTTATTTGAAAATGAGGTTATTGAATACACAGGAAGATCAAGTAATAATTTAACAGGATGCACTAGAGGAACAAGTGCTCCATACAGAGGAGTATCTCCTGAAAACACAACAGCAAGTTCTCATGCAACTGGAGCAAAAGTATTTGGTGCATATAAAATATCTTTTCTTGAAGAAACAGTAGGACTCGCTGGATATAATGATAGCAATGGTAATCCTGCTCATATAACAACCCAGGTAGGATTTGGTTTTGAATTAACTAGCAATGCTACTAGCACACAAACAGGAGGCGGTTTTCAGTGTACAATTGGACCCGTTAATGATAGAGGTTAATTATGTCAGGATTAAGTGCATCAGGATTAAGAACACAAATTAGAAGTTACACCGAAGTAGATGATGGTGTATTAACTGATGCTGTATTAGAAAATATTATTTTAAATGCTCAGCAAAGAATATTTATGGATCTACCTATGGATTCTGATAGGCATGTTCAAGAAGGTACACTAGCTGCAAATGACAATACAATTAATGCTCCAGCAGGATGTATGTTTATAAGAGGTATTGAAGTATTTAATTCAACAGCTAATACTGAAGGTAATGGCACTTGGTTAGAAAAAAAAGATCAGACTTATTTAGGAGAATTTACTGATAGAAAATTTGGTCCTTCTGGTGAAATTCAAGCTCCTACAGATACAACTAATTCAGTAACAGGTTTTCCTAAATATTATGCTATGTTTGGAGGTGCTACAGGACTTTCAGATACTACTTCAGGAGGCATGTATATTGCTCCTACACCAGATGCTAACTATAAATTTAGAGTATATTACAATAAAATACCTGTTTTATTAGAAGGCAGCAATACTAACTATATTAGTTTAAATTTTCCACAAGGTCTTTTATATTGCTGTTTAGCAGAGACTTATGCCTTCTTAAAAGGCCCAATGGATATGTTGACATTATACGAACAAAAGTATAAAAATGCTATACAACAGTTTGCAGGTATGCAACTTGGAAGACGAAGACGAGATGATTATACTGACGGAACAGTTAGAATACCAGTCAAGTCGCCGTCTCCGTAAATAGGAGTAAAAAATTATGGCAATATCATCAGCAGTTTGTAACAGCTTTAAACAAGAAATTTTAGTTGGAACTCACAACTTTACTGCATCATCTGGAAACGCTTTTAAATTAGCTTTGTATCAAAGTGATGCATCTTTAGGTGCAAGTACTACAGCTTATTCAACTTCAGAAGAAATAACAAACACATCTGGGTCTGCTTATACAGCGGGTGGAAAAGCACTTACAAGTGTTACTCCTGTTTTAGATGGTTCAACTGCAGTTTGTGATTTTGCAGATATTAGTTTTACTTCTGCTTCTTTTACAGCAAATGGATGTTTAATATATAATGATACACAATCTGATAAAGCAGTGTGTGTTGTAGCGTTTGGTGGAGATAAAACTGTATCAAGCGGAACATTCACAATTCAATTTCCCGCAGCAGCGGCATCAACAGCTATAGTTCGAATAGCATAAGGAGGAAGTCCTTATGTCGATAGCCCAAACGTTCACAGTAACGGTAGTCGGTGGTAAATATTATATAGACGGTGTTCAACAAGCTACCGTAATGATCGGTGCAGGTCTTACTTATAAGTTTGATCAATCAGATAGTAGTAACGGAAGCCACCCTCTTAGATTTTCAAGCGACAGCGGAAACTCAACACCTTACACTGTTGGTGTAACTGCAGTTGGAACTCCTGGTGATTCAGGAGCATATACACAAATAGATGTTCAAAACGGTGCACCATCAACATTATATTATTACTGCACAAACCATAGTGGAATGGGTGGTCAAGCTAATACAGATGGTTGGGGTCGTTCTTATTTTGGACAAGCTGATTGGGGTGATACAAATATAGTTACTGAAGGTTGGGGACGACTTGCATGGGGAGCTCAAGGATGGGGCGAAGCACCTGGAGTAACTCTTTCAGGACAATCAGCAACAACATCAATAGGATCAATTACAGTAGAACTAAGACCTGGTTGGGGTACTCTTGATTGGGGTGAAAATGGTTGGGGTAGTGTTGAAGAAGGTATTGAAAATTTAACAGGTCAATCTGCAACTGCATCTGTAGGAGCAATTACTCCTGCTGACGTTGTAGGATTAACAGGTCAAGCAGCAACAACTTCTGTTGGAGAACTTACATTTGTTATATCACCTACAATTGCATTAACAGGTCAAGCAGCAACAGTTTCTGATGGACAATTAGATGTTAATGATGGTTCTGAACAATTAGTAGGCTTAGCTTCTTTAGTCGCAACAACTGCAGTAGGTTCTATAAGTTTAGAAATAGGTGTTAATTTAACTGGAGTTGATGCAAATAGTTCTGTAGGTAGTATATCAACAAATGCAGAAGATTTAATTAATGTAACTGGAGTTGGTGCAACTTCTTCAGTAGGATCATTAACTCTAGAAATAGGAGTTCCTTTAACAGGGGTTTCTGCAACTGCTTCCGTAGGTACAATTTCACCAGCAGATGTCATGGGATTAAGTGGACAAGAAGCGGTTTCTAGTGTAGGAAATGTTGCTCCATTAGGATATGGAGATGTTGATATTACTGGAAATACGAGTTATAATGGTATTGACGTCAGTGGAAATACATCATATACAGATGTAACACACGCAGCTTAGGAGAAAAAAATTATGGCTTCAACATATACACCTTTAGGTGTTGAACTAATGGCAACTGGTGAAAACGCCGGTACTTGGGGAACAAAAACTAACGCAAATTTAAATCTTTTTGAACAAATAACTGGTGGTTATAAAGTACAAACTTTAAATGCCGCAGGTGCAGGAGCTAACACAACAGAGTTAGCTGTATCAGATGGATCAACAGGTGCAACTCTTGCAACAAGAGTTATAGTTTTAGGAGCAGAAAGTGCTCAAACAATTTCAGGAAATAAAATTGTAACAATTCCTTTAGATGTAGAAAATACTTATTTTATATTAAACAATACAAGTGGTGCATACACTGTACAATTTAAATATACTTCAGGTTCAGGTGATTCTGTAACTTGGGCAACAACTGATAAAGGTTGGAAAATTCTTTCAGCAAGTGGCAATGATGGTACAAATCCAGACGTTAAAGAAGTTGTTCTTGGTGGACTACCAGGTGGTTCAGATACACAAGTACAGTTTAATAGTTCAGGATCATTTGCAGGAGATGCAGATTTAATTTGGACAGCAGGAACTGCATTAACAATTAATTCTCAGAAAGAGCTAAGATTAGCAGATAGTGACGATAGTGCATACATAGGTCAGAAAGCATCAGCCACAACTACGTCTTATACTTTGACGTGGCCAGCAGGCGTAGCCGGAGGAAACGGATACGTTTTAAAATCAACAACAGGTGGAGTCTTATCTTGGGAAGAACTAGAAGCAGGTGGTACATCGTGGCAAGCGGTTAAAACTGCTAACTTTACAGCAGCAGCTGGACAAGGTGTATTTTGTAATACAACTGGTGGTTCTTTTACTTTAACTCTACCATCTTCACCAACAATTGGGGACGAAGTCTCGTTCATAGACTATGCAGGTACTTTTGACACTAACGCTTTAACTATTGGAAGAAATAGTGAAAAAATTAATGGAGCAGCATCAGATCTTACTGTTTCTACAGAAAGAGCTGCTAACACTTTAGTCTACACAGATGGAACTCAAGGTTGGTTACTGAAGAGTAATTAATAGGGAGTTGGAGTGTCAACTTATAAATCAATATTTGGTCAAAAAATTAAAAAAGTATCATCAGATCCTTCAAATCCAATCGAAGGTCAAATGTGGTATAATTCTGTTTCAGGAAAGTTAAAAGTAAGATTAACTGTGCCTGGTGCATTTGCATCAGGAGGAGCTCTTCCGCTAGCTATAGGAAGAGGAGGACGTGGCGGAACTTATACGGCTGCATTATCTCATCATGGTAGTTACGGTCCAGGACCTCAACCTAATGATAATAAAACTTTTGAGTATGATGGATCAAGTTGGACAGCAGGTGGAAATTGTAATCAACCTATGAGAGCTTTAGGAAGTTCAGGATCACAAACTTCTGCTATGGCTTTTTGTGGAGGATTAAATCCAAACAACCCTAGTTTTCCACCACAAGCATCTAATAAAACTGAAAGTTATAATGGTTCTTCTTGGACTAATGAAACAAACTATCCAACAACTTCAATTGGAAATTCAGGAGCAGGCGTTAGTGAAACATCTACATTATCTTTTGGTGGAGGAGCTCCACCACCTTTTGTTTCTACTGATACTAAATCATACAATGGATCAGCTTGGACAGCAGAACCCGCAATGAATTTAGCTTCTTACACATTAGGTGGAGCAGGAACAGAAACTGCAGCTTTAAAAGCAGGAAGATATGATCCAGTAGGTCCAGGAACTAATCAAGCAGAAGAATATGATGGTTCAAGTTGGACAAATGTAAATACAGCTTCTAATTCAAGACAAAATAATTTTGCAACAGGTGGTCCTCAAACAGCTGCTTTTTCAGCTGGAGGATATGGCCCAGGTTCACCACAACCCAAAATAGCTGCCGCAGAATCTTATGATGGAACCTCTTGGGCTACCATGGCAAATTTAAGTACAGTTGGTGAAAGAAGTGGATGTTCTTTACAAACACCAAACGCAAATGCATTAGTGTTTGGAGGAGGAAGTCCTTACTCAACATCAACAGAAGAATTTACAGCGGCTTTTGTAGGAACTAAATCGGTAACAACGAGTTAATTATGGCAACGTATAAAGAAATCCATGGAATAGCAATTAAAGATGAATCTTCAGATCCAACTATTACTGGAGAAATTTTTTACAATTCTACAACAGACACGTTTAGAAGTATTGTTCAATCAGCAGCTTGGGTTTCTCAAACACCTACAGTATCTCAACATGGAGATGGAACAGGTTGTGGAACTGCCTCAGCTACTTTATTATGGGGAGGATATGCTCCAAGTAATCAACAGCCCCCTAGTGGTTACACTACAACCTCTACTGAAGAATTTAATGGATCAGGTTGGACGGCCGGTGGTAATTATCCTGTTTCATTTTTTAGAGCAGGTTCAGCTGGTACTCAAACAGCAGCTTTAGGTATTGCAGGAAGAACGGGAAACCCAGCAGCTAACCAAGATGATTGTTTTAAATATGATGGAAGCACTTGGACTGCAACTACAAATTATCCTGCAAGTAAAAATGGAGTAGGTGCTACAGGAACACAAACAGCGGCAATAGCTGTGGGTGGAGCACCATATGTAGATACATCTTTTGAATTTGATGGAAGTAGTTGGACATCAAGTGGAGCTTATCCAACTGCACTTGTAGGTATTAGAGGAGCTGGAACTCAAACTGCAGGAATTTTTGCAGGTGGTTCTGCCCCCCCTCAGGTTAGCACAGCAACAACATATGACGGAAGTTCTTTTTCTGTTGTAGGAAGTCTTAATACCGCTAGAGCTCAAACAACTCATTCTGGAAATTCAGGATCATCAGTTTTATGTGGAGGTTCTGCTTCACCTGGTCCTTCAAATGCTACTGAAAGATGGGATGGAACAAGTTGGACTACATCACCAGCTACTTTGTCAATTGGTGGTTATGGAGGAGGTGCTGGAGCTATGAGCAATCCAGCAGGCAATACTTCAGCATTAATGGGTGCATTAAGAGGACCACCATCAGGTTATCCTACAAACATAGAAGAATTTTCAGTTTCAACAAATGTTATTACCGCCGCAGCATGGGCTAGTGGTGGAGCAATACCTACAGCAACAAGTTTAAATTCAGGAGCTGGAACACAAACAGCTGCGTTAACTTTTGCAGGATCAACTGGACCTGCACCTAGTGGAGTTAATACTTCTTTATCATATGATGGTTCATCTTGGACTTCTACACCTAATTTATATAGAGTAGCTTTTTATGGTTCTGGTTGTGGAACACAAACAGCAGCTTTAAATGTTGATGGTATACCTGCAGGGGGAGGAACAAGTTCAACTCAAGAATTTAATGGATCCTCTTGGTCTGAAGGAGGCGCTTTATCAGACGGTAATAGATTTTCTACATCAACTTTTGGAATTCAAACAGCAGCAATAGCTGCAGGATACGCTCCAGGTGGCGGAACAAAATCAGAGCAATATAACGGAACGGCTTGGACAACAACACCAGCTTTACCTTATAGCACATATAGTGCTGCTTCTGGTGGAACGACTTCTGCAGGATTTGTTGCAGGTGGAGGTAATCCTATTAAATCTGATACAGTAGAGTGGGATGGTGAAGGTTACACTGCTGGGGGCAGTTTAATTACAGGTAGAAGAAATACCTGTGGTGGTGGAACACAAACAGCAGGAATTATAATGGGTGGATATGATGGTAATGCAAGTTCCGCAACAGAAGGTTATGATGGAACAGCTTGGTCATCAAGACCAAGTATGGGAACTGCAAGATATTCATTAGCAAGTTCAACAGCAGGTCCTAACACAGCTACAATGGTTATTGCAGGAACCACTGCAGGTGGAACTAAACAAACAATAACAGAAGAATTTACTGGAGAAACAACAGCTGTAAATGTAAAAACTATTACAACAAGTTAAAAATTATGATACAACACAACTTAAAAGGAGGAAACTAATATGGCACTATTTATATATGGTACTGCAACAAACACTGGAAAAGGTTTTTTTACTCATCAAGATAGATTAAACTTTTTTCTTAGAGGTTATCCTGCAAACGTTTGGGTCGTTGGTAACAACGAAAAAGGCGCTTTG